TCACAGGCGGATCGTCACCGTCAGATCCTTGCCCGGTGAGCCGCTCCCACCACTCGGAGCCGAAAGGACGTCCAAACTGAGCTTAGCCCCCGCGACCAACCGCGGAAGCTGCAATCCCCCAATCGTCTCCGACCGCGTCTCACCCGCGCCAATCACCAGCCGGCAATACTCCTCCTCATCCTGCCGGAGCCGCACTTCAACCGGCCCGCCCTGCGGCCCCTCCCGCAGAACCGCGAATACCTCCCGCGCCAGCGCCGTCTCCTCAACCACCAGCGGCGGCGCCACATTCGACTGGATCGCTACATACCCCTCGGCTTGAAGCACGAGTTGCCCCCCGGTGAGAGTCCGCAAACCGAACTCCGTGGACCCCGTCAAACAGATCCGCCCCGGCTCGCTGTCTCCGATGGCATTCCTCACCACCAGCTCCGCAAAAGCGATCCTCACCCCAGGCAAGTAGATCGAGTCCCGGTGACTGCCGCTGGCCTGGCTCCCAAAGAAGTCTCTGGAGAAAGGCAGCACGTGGGACATCTTCCGGAGCACAATCACAGCAGTCCCCACCGCATGCTCTGCCGCTGTGCTCCCCGCAACACCGCGCACCACCTCACAGCGCGCGCCGCCTTCCTGCACAGCCGTGACTTGCACTACCTCAGCCTCGAGCTGGAGAAAACTCCCAGCCTCCGCTCCTAAAGGCTCCGCCAGCTCCAAAGCCGTGCTCTCCGCTGAGACCGCCGCGCTCAGCGTGCGCTGCGCATTGCTTTCTCTCTCGGGCCAGTAATACAGCGTCAGAATCCCCGCCGTAACGGACCGTGTGTTGATCAACTCCTCAAAGCCGATTCCCCGCACTTCCACGCTCCCCCGGCCCGCCGCATACAACCCAAAGACCGGCTTGGGCGGCGGCCCCGTATCCAGCGCCGCCGCTCCGCTCCCCAACCGCCAGCGGGTCAACGGTGAAAGTTCAAAGGCGCACTCGCGATCGTGGACATTCGACGCCCGCCCCAAAATGTGCACAGTAGCCCCCGGCTGCATCGGCACTTCAATGTCAATCGGACTGCTCTTGCCCGCCGCGCCAAAACGCCAGCCTGGCTCCGCCACAACAAATACGCTCGAACTGTCCGGCGTCACAGCCCAGGGACTGGTTACTTGCAGCTCGGTCTCCGTGTTCGACGCAACCACGCGCTCTTGCCCTTTCCCCCTTCCGCGCGTGATTCGCACCACCCTCCCCCGGTAGCCGTTGACCGGCATCTCCAACCCTTCGTTCCCGATGCTGTTCACCGAGTACACGGTCGCCGCCGTCTCAGGCTGCAACTCAAGCCTCCAGTAAAAGTTTGCGTGGTCGTACTGCTCATCGGGTGGCCCCACTAATTCGGGTAGCAGCCCAGCATCGGTAAAGCTCTCCGACAAAGGCTGGTAAGCCGCAATCCGGTAGAGCCTCACCGGATCTTTTCCCCGGTAGACGTGAAACGCGGCTGCGCCCGGACCAAAGCTCAAGTCCTTCAGCCGCACGGCATAGTCGTCGCCCGTCTCTGGAAGCCTTGCCCGCACCAGAAACGACAGCGCGCTCTCGGCCCCGTCCCCATCCACCGCGCTCACCGTGTAGTACAGCGTCTGCCCTCCCCCTAGGGTCCCGGCCCCGCTCGTCACCTCCGCCGCAAGACTCACCAGCGGAATCCCCGGCCCGCCCGGCGCCGGTTGCCTCCCGGGCGTATACCCGACCCGCAACCGCAGCGTGGCCTGTCCGCCCGCTTCCTCACCCTCCATTTCTTCGATGGTAAACCGGGGCTCTCCCTCCTCGTCCCACGCCGCGCCCAACAACGGCCTCGGCAATCCCAAACCCGCCTCCGGCTGGCGTCTCGTGCCCGGATTGCCCTGTTCCGCTTCGTCCGTATACCAGTCGTCATCGTGAATCTGAGCCGTGATCACCGCCGTCCGGTAATTCAACCCGGGGGCGATCGTCCGGATCCGGAATGGCTGCCGCAGAAAACCCTCTTTCAAATACGTCAGCGTGATAATGTCCCCCGGTTTCAGCCCCAACCCCCGCACGCTCGTCTCGAACTGAACGTACTTGTTGCCCCGGATAGACTTGTCCAACTGCAACCGCAGCGCCCTCGCCGCTTGATGAAAGTTCGGAATTCCTGCCGCATTCAATGCCGCGCTGACCTCCTGTCCGGTCTCCACTGCATCCTCTATGTCCACCATCGACAGGCTGTCCTGCTGGTATTCGTTGAACTCGTCCTGGAACTCCACGCTAAACCGGTTCGGCGTATCCGCCGTGCTCCGGCTCCAAAACCGGATCGCCGGCTCACCGTTCTCCCGCCGGAGAATGCCCCCCTTCCCATCACTGCCGTCGCCAAACTCGTAGCAAGGCCACCCTCCGTCCAAGGGTTCCGTGCTGTTGCTCCCGGGCCACTTCACGGGCTGCTGGGCCGCAATGCGGTCTTCCACGCGCAATTGCAGCTTCCCGTCCAACCCGTGGCAGAGGTACAGCCGGCACGCCGTTCGGATCCCCCGGATGACCTCCGCCACGCTCTTCCGCCGCCGCAACACCAAATTCGTCTGAAAGCGCGGCCGTAACACCGGGTTCCCGTACAAATCATTCATTGGGATCGGCGCTTCGCAATACTCGGCAGTCTGGGCGAAACTCGAAACGTCGACATCTTCTAAGCTCCACCCGCTCCGCAACAAGATGTCGAGAATCACCCACGCCGGGTTGTTGCTGAAAGCCTCCCCCAAATACTCCCCGCTGGCCCCGTAACGCGCCAGCTTCAGCCCTTGCATCAGAACTTGAACTCTCGGAAGCGTCCGCCCATCGTTGATCCGGTTTGGAACGACTACCGACAGGTACGCCATGCTCCCATAGGGATCGCCCATCGGCCGCCCCAGGCCGTCACAAAAATCCGCGTTGAATTCGCCCGTCCGGCCCCCCCGGCTCACCACGTTGTACCAGCCCGTCGCCGTCATGTTGGCCCCGGAACGCCCTTCGGGAATCTCAACCTCGTTCACCAGCACCTTGAGCACCTGCTCAATCTCACCCATCCCCAGCAACACTTCCATCCTCGTGAGGTTGCCGTCATTGCGCGCGAACACGATCGGCGGCGCATACCACGCCGTCCCATACACCATCGGGACGAAATCGTTGTACCGGCCTTCGTTCTCCGATACCGCCGAAAGGTGATATCCCTTCTCCCCGTGCCCCCGCACCAGAATCGCCGGAGGCACGAACTCAATCCCGCCGAACCGCCGGGTCGGCCGCCCCGACGAATCCCGGTCGAACATCCCCCTTTGTTCGCAGCTCGCCCGCGTGTAGTCGCAAGTCGTGTACGGCGCCTCGGACGCCAGGTTCCCGCAGCCCCCTTCCACATCCGGCGAATACCCACAGCGGTGGAACGGCGTATGCTTCCCTCCCACCGCTCCCTCTTGACGCTGCGCCGCCGTCGCCGGGAACTTCCACGGACACCGGCGTTGAATCCTCACCTCCGGCAGCAACAGCCGTTGGAGGTTCATCCGGTTCGTCACGCTCACACGCAGCGTCCTCTCCGTGATCTCCTCGGCCGCATTGGCCACGCCGCGGAACACGACCACATCTTCACTCGCAGGCGCCTGTCCCTTCAGGTCAAAGAACACAAACCGCACGCTGACTTTGGCCCCTTTCCAGCCCGGATCCCGGTCGATCTGCGAGCAGTAGGAGTCCGCGTTAGCCAGCGTCACGGTCAGCTTCATGACGCTGTCGATCCCCTCCTCTGCATCCGCCCGCATCTCAAACAGATTGTGCCCCAATACCCGGGGCTCATAGCGTTGTCCTTCGTAGTCCACGCCGTGCGTGCTGAATCGCTCGACCGCGCCATTCCTAAGCTGGAACGTGAATAGAAACACGGGCGTCTCTGTGACGCTCTGTTCTTTCAGCTCATAAATCCCGGCCATCCTCTCCCCTACCTCCCCGCTGTCACGATCCGAACCGTGCAGGTGTGCAACTCAGGCCCCACCGCGGCCACGATCAGCTCATCCACGTCAAACCGCGCACCCTCGTAGATTCCTCCGCGCAATCCCGTCCTCCGGTACGGTGAAGGCGCCGGCTGCGCCTCCGCCTGCATCCCGTAAAGTTCCACCGCCATCCCCGGCCCCAGCCTCACCCCAAACCACACCGCCGTCTCCTGGCTCTCGGCCTTGCCCGAATGCACCAACCTCTTCCAGGACGGACCAACCTCAAACTCCTTTGCGTTTTCCTCGCTCCCGCTCCGCCAGTACAGCGTCACTTTCGTTGCGGCCGCGCTCCGCGCATACACGCTCCAGCAGTACGCGAACCACCCCGGTGCTGTGATCACCTGTTGCAGGCTTTGCTCTACGGGTCCCGTGTTGATCAACCGGAAGGCCTCCGTTCCCCCTGCCGGGTCGGGAATCCCCGTGGCCAGCGTTAGCAGGGGAGACTTTTCCCAAACGCTCGCCTCGGGCTCGCCGCTCCGCGCCAGCAGGTTCCCCGTCGGATCCAAGAACGTAAACTCCTTCAGCCTCCCCTCCATCTCTCCGTGAAATGCCGCCAACCGTTCTTGCTCCTCGCGCGACAGCCCCTCGTAGCGCAGCTCCCACTCCAGACGCTCCGCCCCTGCATCCCCCAACCGGTCATCGGACCCATCCAGGGCTGCGTTCCAAATCGTCCGGTAAACCGCCCGCTTCACCAGCGGGTATTGAGCCATGCTGCCGGTCACAAGTTGTGGAAAGAACTTCATCTCAGCCTCGGTTTTCGCGCACCACCAGCGTTGCCCCGGTCCTCATGAACCCCTGGTATCGCAGCGCTAGCGTGTCGTCCTCAAAACTGCAATCGGGATATCTCACGCCCGTCCACGGGTCCGTGAACGCAAACCTTCCCAGCCGCCCCTGCTGCGCGTGGAAAAACTCCTCTAGCCGTGCGGCCTCCTCTTCATCGAGCAAGTCCAGCCGTATGACCCATTTCTTCAACGCGCCACCCCGCTCCCGGAACCGCTGCTCAGTGCCGTCGACAAACCGCAACACAAAGGTACGGTGTTCCTGGCTGCGGCTTGCCGGATGCTGCGCGATCGCGCCTGTCTTCAATTTCGGAAACTCGTCCATGGCTACAACTCACTGATCACTTCACCCAGCGAATGCGCGTTTAGCAGCGCCTCGCGCACCGCCCGTGCGATCTCCTCGCTGTGGTCCAGGAACGACCGGCTGTCCATGGCCTGCACCTGAATCGTGATGGGAGCTCCGAGGTAGGTTGGTCCCGCCGTGCCCGCGTTCCCTATGGGTCGCGGCCGGCCCTCGTCGTCGTAGTCCACCGCTGCAATCGCGTCCGCCCCGCCTCTGATCAGCCCTGTCTGGAGCCGGATCGGCTTCGGCGGGCTGTAGCGAACCACCGCTGCCGGCTCTTCCTTGTCTCCTCCCCGGAACAGCCCCACCAGGCCCGAAATCAGCGGCGACAGCGTAAGCCCTTTCAGGATCGTCGTGGCCACGCTCTTAGCCTTTTCTCCCACCGCCGAACCTGTCACGCCGCTCGCCAGCGTCACCGTGTTCGCCGTAATCGCCTCCGTGTTGTCCACCAGCGCCGCCGCCTGCTGCTGCGCGACTGGCCGGATCTGTTCAAGTTGCGTGGCAATCGTCTGGAGGCTGCCCCCCAGCTCCTCTCCCCCAGGCAGCAATGCCCTGACCAGCTCCCAAAGACTCCCGTACGTCACACGGCCGGCGCCTGCCGGCAGCCCTTCCGCCACCACCGTCTGCGCTTCACTCATCGCCCCTTCTCTCCATCTCCTTCCTCAGCTCTTGCTCCAGCACCCAGAAAGCCTCCACTTCCCGGACCGGCATATCCCGGTAATCGCCCCCGCCGTTCAGCTTCCAGGCGCAATAGGCCTCGATCAGCGCAAGGCTCTCCCCCGTGATCAATGACTTGGGACACCTCTCGGCCACCGCCCCGTTCCGCACCCACACAACACGGCTCGGTTCCGGCTCCGCCCCAGGGCGCAGCGCACACCGCCGCTTCTCCTCCAGGCCGCTTCTCCGGCACTCCTCGCACTTCCACCCGGCCTGGTCCGCGAACTGAAAATGGAAGGCGAGGATTAGTTTTTTCGTTCGGCCTCGCTCAGCCCGCACTCGGCCCGAATCGCCTGCAAGATTTCTCGCGACAGCGCCTCCGGCCCCGCCGCGATCAACGTCTCCGCAGTGGCGGGCTTCCCATCGATCTCCAGCCCCTCAATCCCCTCCAGCCCCCACTCCAGATGGATCCTCTCCACCTCCGACGCTGCCTCCGCCGCCGCAATGCGCTCCCCCGGCTCCCGGCCCGCCTCCAGATACTCAATCCGCTTCAGCAACTCTCCCAATCGCCGTGTCAACTCCACCCTCCGCTCCAACGACATCTTCCGGATCCGGAACCGCACTCCCGGCATCACCGCCGATTCCACCGTCCTAACGCTCTCGTACCGCATCTCCTTCAAAACCACCTCTCCTTCCTGCGCCACCTCCGATATCCCGCACTCACTCCATCCCCCAGCAGCGCAGTCCTCCGGCCTGCACCCACTGTGGAGCTAGCCCGCACGCTTGCCGCGCCGGCCTCCCCGTGGAGCGCGCCGCCAGGCTTGCCACACCGGCCTCTGCGTGGAGCACGCAGTCTTGCGTGCCACACCGGCCTCTCCGTGGAGCACGCAGTCTTGCGTGCCACACCGGCAGCCTTGTGCCGGTGGTCGGCTTCCGACTTTCCCCCTCCCCTGCTGTACCGCACGCACTTCTTGCGGGGCCGGCTCTCTGTGGGGCAGGCATTCTTGCCTGCGGCCGACATTCCTGTCGGCCTTGGCCCCCTTTACCCGCCGCCTCTCCTCCACCCAGCCGCATCCGCTCCCCGGGGAGCATGCCGCCAGGCGTGCCACCGCCCTCTCCTCTCCCCCGGCGCACCAATCTGTCCGCCCCGCCTAACCAAAGGCCACCACGAACTCGTCCCCCATCGTTCCCTGCGCCCGGCATCCCCGGAAATGCCATTCCAGCTTCGTCTCGCTGTCGTCAAACTCAGGCGCCTCCGGAATCACACTCTTCAGGTACATCCCAAAGAGTTGCCCAGGCGCCTCCCCCAACTGAAACATCACTTCGATCGGCGACTGTTGCTGTGCCGCCTGATACAACGCCACCGTCGCCTCGTCATCGCGCCCATATAAGCTGAAGTCCACCGTCACTTTCCTCATCCCGGGAACCAGGCACCTTGGCGTCAGCGCTCCGAACTCCCTGGCCCTCATGTCTAGGTCGTTGTCCAGGGTCACCTCCGCCGCGGTGATGGTGAAGAACCGCTCCGCCATGGGCCCCAACCAGGCCTGCCCTAGGTGCCCGGGAATGATGCTGTAGTCGAATTCAAACCCCTGGGGCTCCGGCGGAAAGCTCGAGAGCCCTGCCTGTCCGGTTTCAAACGTGGCGCTGTCCGCCAAGTCCTTTGCCATGCCCGTAAAGCGGAACTCGTGATAGTCGCCGTTCACCCGCACTTGCATTTTGTCGATCCCCGCCCCATACAGGATCCGCTGGACCGCCGCAGCCGGCGACCAGTAGTCGAAGATGCTCGCGCTCCTCAGCCCTTCCGCGGGGAGGTACGTCGCCGTCTTGCCCAAGGGCGAACCCGGCCCAGGCGTCACGCTGAACGGTGCGTTCAGCAACACCCTCTGCCCGTCGATGAGCGCAGCCACGAACCGGATCTCGCCGCCAAAGCTCACCGCTTGTCCCACCTCAAGCCCGTGCGGACCATCGCACACCAGCGTCCGTCCTTCACATCCTGCCCCGGCTGTGCCCCCGCCGTACAACCGGCACGCCCCGCCCAGCGCCGCTTCGAACAGCGGTCCGTAGCTGGGTTCCTGCGTCTGGTTGCTCCATGCGGTCATGTAGGTCCGCAGTTCAAAACTCGTCTCTTTGCGCAACCGGCCCGGATACCCTGCGAACGTTCTCGTCCCCGTCTTGTCCTTCCGCTCCGGTCTCTCCAGCACTTGCTTGATCGCCAGCTTGACCGCCGGGATCCGGTTCCCCGCCCCGATCGCCGGCGCCACCCCGTAGATCTCTTCCGCCGCCGCGTAGAAGCGGTTGTTGTTCGATGCTATGTAGCAGCTCATCTCCTCTCCTCTCTTGATTTCCTCACCCCAAGCTCACCTCGACGTCGAATCCAATCTTCGCCGTCTGCACAAAACCCTTGCCCCCGCGCTTCACCGCGCCGAACGCCACCTCGTACCCCCCGCCGTAGAACAACCCTCCTCCCCAATCCCCGCGGTTGCGGTCCAAAACATCCGTCACGGCTTCGGCGTACAACTCCGTCTTTCGCCCCAGCTCCTCAAGCCCCTCTTGGCTCACACGCACTTCCACCGCCATCCGCGCCCTCCCTGAGAAGGTCCGGAACTTCTCCCGTAACTGGTTGCTGATCTTCTCGCAGTACACGTAGAACACCGGATACTGCACCCCCGCCGTCTTTTCCGCTAGCTCCGGCGACACCTGTTCCCTCACCACCCGCTCCGGGCCTACCTCGGCCAGCCACACTCCTTCTCGTTCGGCGATCAGAGCCACACTGCTTGCCAGACCGGCCCCGCCGCTCAGCAACTCAGCAAGCCGCTTCGCGCTTTCGCTTGCCACCTGCGCCATCTGCCGCCTACCCCCTTTGCAGCCTTCGTTCAAGCCGCCTATACCACTGCGGCTTCTGACCCTCCCCGGCGACGGGCCCTTCCGACAGTCCCGTCTCCGGTTCCGTCCAGCTCTCGTCCAGCGCCAGCGGCGCCCCATTCTGCAACCGGCACTCCTCCGCCGATCGCCCCACGTACGCGTTCCACCCTGTCGCTGAGGCCGGTGCCGGTCCGACCCGCACTTGCAGCCCTTTCCCTGGATCTGTGGTCACAGAGATCGCGTCGCTGGGGCAACCCTCTTCTCCGTTGGCCCCCACCCAAGACGTGCGAACCCAGTAACTTCCCCCGCCTGCCGCCGAGGGAACCTCCACAACGCTCGGCCTGCCCGCCTTCGGGATCGGTGTCCCGGTCATCCCCACTCCGGTTCCCAGCAGCCGCCGCTTCGCCCACCCCGCCAGCGCTTCGTACTCCAGCTTCTTCTTCAGGTACCGCTCGTTCAGGTGGCTCCCATACGCGTCCCGGTACACCAGCGTCAGGCTGTGATACAGAAGCCACAAGCGAAGCGGCGGCGTCACCACAACCCGTTCGATCTGTTCCGGCTCCGCGGCGAACAACAACCCCGTCAGCTCAACCCGGATCTCCTCCTGCCCCAGCGCCAGCTTCGCCCCCAAGTCGATCCCCTCCGCGCTCGCCACCTCGTAGACCCCGCTCTCATGCCGCCGCAGCTCCTCCGGCGTGGCGATCCCTTCGTCCGTGATCAGCGCCATCGTCCTCTCCTTGCTCGCCCCCGGCTACGCCAGTTGGCCCTTGAGATCGCGTCCCCCGTTGCGGCCTCGCCTGCCTTCCGCATCGCTCACCACCATCACCTGGATCCGCTCCGCCAGCGCCGCTTGCTCAGCTTCCTTCCGGACCCGCTCCGCTCTCGCTGCGAATTCCTGCCTCTCCTCTTCGCTGGCCAGCCGCGCCTGCCCGTTCACGATCAGCCGCGCCGCCACGTCCCGCGGCGTCTCCGACATCACCCCGGCCTTCCCTCCGTCCGGTGTCGCCAGACTCACCACCACTACATACGGCTCCCGAATTGACCCTTCCGTCTCCCTCAGCTTCCGGTAATAAACCTTCAGATCCATCTCTCCTCCTCAAACAAAAAAGGGACCCCGGCCCCGCGCCAGGGTCCCATCCCAAGCCAGTCGTTTAGGTGTTCACCTGCACTCCGAACGAGTTCCGCAGCACCCCCACGCCATAGAGCACGTCCACCGTGAACTGCTGCGCCAAAGTGTTCGGCTGATAGCTCATCACGACCCGCATCCCGAAGTTCCCCATCTCCGCGTACTCGGCGATCGCGCCCGTCCCCGGCAGAGGCTGCGGCAGCCGCCGCACCGCCAGCCCCAGGGCGCTCCGCGCGAAGGCCAAGTTGTGCGTCGTCACCGGGCTGCTCCCCGTCTTCTTCACGAACTGCGACCGGAAGACATAGAAGTCCTTGATCTTGCCCACTGTGCCTTCCACGATCGCCCGCAGCCCCGCGTCTCCCGCCGTCTGAAACTCGCTGAACCGCGGAATCTGCCTGAGCTGCGAATACGTCGCCGAGTCCACCACCAGATACTTCGGCTCGCTGGCCGGAACCTTGGCCTCAAACAACGCCGTCTCGGCCGCGTCCACCAGCGCCTCGGTAATCGGCGTGCCGCCCGCGCCCAGCGGAGGGTTCGCCGTGAAGTTGGCGTACAGCCCCAACAGGTCGCTCTCGATCTTCTCCGCAAGCGCCACCAGCGCCGGCTGCATGTACAACCGCAGCAGGTCCGGCACCGCCAGCACCTTCGTCACGTCCGGAATCTGGAACGTCGCTTCGGCGTGCGTGTCCAGCACGATCTGCGCGTTCCCCAGACTCGGATTCTGGGTCTGGACGGTTCCCCCTTCCGCCAGATTGTTCGCCACCAGGACCGGCGGAATCGGCACATTGATCGTGTCGCCCGGCTGTCCCAGCGACGGCTCGAAATCGCGATTGACCAGGTTCCCCATGACAAGGTTACCCATCAGGGCGGGCAAGGCATCCACCGCCACCAATTTGACAATCGCGTTTGCCACGTTTGCTGATGTTACTGCTGGCATTTACTTTCTCTTTCTCCTTTTTGTTTTTTTTCCGCCTCTGAGGGCGTCTGCTTCCATCCCCGCGCCGGACGCTACGATCCTCCCAGCGCCTGGGAAGCAATCTTTGCAATTTCCTGCCGCACGCGCTCCAGCTCTTCCCGGCTCATCCCCGGCTTGATCTTCTCCAGCTCCACCATCGTCGTCGCCGGAGTCGTGCTTCGTCCTCCGCTCGTCACCCCGGAACCTCCCAGATTCCGCGCCGGCAGAAACTCCGGGTTCTCGTTCACAAACTGCGTCAGATATTCCCGCAGCCCCACCGTGCCGCGCTCCGTGGCCGCCACCAGCCGGCCGTCTTCCGCCCGCTGGATGTCGTCCTTCACCGCGCGGAACGCCAGGTCCACCTTCGTCACTCCCAGCCGTTGCAGCTCGGCCCGGATCGTCGCGCTCCGCTCCGCTTCCTCCGCCGCTTGCCGGCTCCGCGCGTTCTCTTGGATCAGCTCGTTCACGCGCCGCTCCAGTTGCTCGCGCCGCTTCCGTTCCTCCGCTAGCTCGTTGCGGTAGGCTGGCTCGGCCTTCGAGCTCTGGATCCGCGCGTACTCCTCAATCACCTCCCGGATAATTCCTCGCAGATCTCCGGTCCCCCCCTCTGCCGGAACCTCTCCCGGCTTGATTTCCTGCTCCATCTTCTTGCTCCTTTCCGTCATTGCTTTTCACACCACTCGTCGATCTCTTTCACAATCCGGTCTTTCACTTCCTGCCGGACGTCGCACAGGTACTTCAACGCCAGCTTCCTCAACACCTCCCGCCGCAGCGTCTTCGACCCGCTCGCCAGCGCCAGGAGCCTTTCCGCATCCTCCAGTTCCGCGCTGAAGTCCCCGATGTCAAACTCGTCCAGCCCTGAAACGTCCACCGACAAGCCGTCTTCCCTCGCCGCCTCTATCGCCCGCAGCACCCGCTTCATCGTGTCCTTCACAGCGTCTCCATAAGCTCGCAGCACCTCCTGCGTGATCGTGAAGTCCCGCTGCTTGCTCAGCCCCGATTGCGGCGCCCCGCCCGACAGCGTCCCGCCCGCCTGCGTCATCAGATAGCAGACCCGGTAGATCTCTTCCTTCAGCCGGTTCAGGTTCTCCGCTGCAATCTGGTAAACCCGCCCCTCCGGCTCCGTCCACCCAAACCGGTCGTTCGGCCCAAGCTGAATGTAGTAGGAATCTCCTACGATCTCGTGCCACTCGCGCTCCGAGTAGACCACCGGAGAGGCGAACAACCCCATCGTCAGCGCCCAGCTCAGCGCGTTGGACTTATTGAAATGCTCCAGTTGCAGCGAAGCCGCTTTGTTCGCCAGCCACAAGCCTTCACTGATTTGCAGTTCGAACAGCGGCACCCGCCCCAGCTTCGCCAGCCCGTGACGCCCTTCATCCACCCGCACGGGCTTGCTTCCTTCAACCCCATCCCTCCGCCGGTACGCCGCAAACCGCTCCTTGTCGTAGTACCACCACCGCGTCTCTGGGACCCACGCGCCCTCCCCCGCTTCCTCCTGCCGCAACCCCGACGTCCTCAACACCACCCAGTCCAGGTTTCCTTCCTCGTCGTGCGACCAGTTGATGACCTCCGGCGCGCTGCACTGCACCAGGTACGCCCGGTCCTGCCCCAAAGCTGCCTCCTGGGCCCGGCTCAGCGCCGGAGCCGCCGGCTTGGGAAAGTCCACCAGCACATAAGCCACCCCGTGCACCAGTGCATCCACAAGCACCCTCCGGAAAAAGTCCGAAATCGAAGTCCCCTTCCGGTCGCAATCCTCCACCAGCTCGCTGTAGAAGCTCTTGGCTCTTTCATTGGGGCCGTCAAA